CCCTTTCTCAGCGCCTCATCATAAGCAATTCTTAGCATCACATCTTTTTGCTTTGAATTTGGCACAGCATTAGGCATAGGCACATCGCCGCCATCCTCAAGATACATAGGGCGCGGTTGGTTCATATACTGCGGCGAAAATACGTTTATGTTCGCACCATACGGCATAGGCGCAGGTTGCGGTGGCATAGGAGCGTTAGGACGAATTGCCATAGGAATAGGTGGGCGCGGAGCCTGTGGTGCCATCGGCATAGGTGCTTGTGGAATCATAGGAGGCTGCATAGCAGGCACGGCTAAGTTCGGGCGCGTGTTCTGACGCATAAAGTTACGAAACCGCTCACGCTGATTCGGATTTGTACGGATATCTAGTTGCGGCGGCTGAGTCGGCGCTGCCTGCGGTGGTGCCATCGGCCCCATGAAATTAGACATGAGCTTACCCTTATGTAATTACATAGGGCCAATGATAAGTTATTTATCAAATTTTGACAACAACAAGTCCAGTTCCTTGGAAGTTTGTTGTAAAATTTTTTTTACATATGTGTTTTCTTGTGACTCAGAAGCCTTGTCCGCCGCATCTGCGAGAAGTTCTATTCTTGTGCGATCAAAATTCGTTAGGGTACCTTGAACTTTTTGTGCAGGTTCTGGCAAAGACTCATCGTTGAAGCTCCTCTTCGCTACATAACGAACAGCATACTCCACACTTTTGGGTATCGGCTTCTCGTTTCGCTCATAATAACAGTACATGCGGTGGCTCATGCCAAGCAAACCCGCGAATGCGGCTTGGCTTTTGCCCATGCTTGTGCGTTCACGCTCAAGATCATACCCCTCCCACATGCTGTAATAAGCGCTAGACTTCTTAGGCATGAACCTCCTCCAACGCACCGTGACGGAACAAGTCCGCAATGAAAGCCTCATCGCTGTCAAACCGTACTGGCTGGCCATAACGATCACACACCATTGAAGCGCACCGCTTTCTCCAGCGGTCATGCTCTGCTGGCGGGGACCTGTAAACAGCTCTCCATGCGTCAAAAACCCCCTCGGGACCCGCAGATTCAAACTCCAGCGGACCATCTAAAGCCATGTTTAGTCTATATTTAGCCATCTGTTTCTCCTTCTCTAACTAAATCTGGTAATATATATAGCAATAGTTGCCGTGAATAGCAAGGGCAAAATATTTGATGATTGTTTGTGTGAAACTCGGGGCAAGGTGTTGCCCGTTGTCAACATAAAAAAAGGGGGGGCGCATATACGCCCCGCCCCGATATTGTGTAATGTTTTCAACCGTCTAGGGTACCTTGGCGGATACGGTGCAGACGCCGCGCTGATAGCGTTTCAAAGCTATCATCATCTAGGCCGGAAAATATTGACGTCTGGCCTATGCGATTTTCTGGCAGTAGCGCGTGGCATGCCGCGCCAGCGCGTATTATTTCGCGGCGGATTTCATATCCGCCTTGGTCATAGCGGCCAGCGCTTGAGCCGTAACGGTGGTTATAGTGTTGCTGAGTTAGCGTCTCGACCATATCGTCTGACATGTCCGCATGCTGGCGGATTTCAGTTATCATAGCGCGGATACGTTGCGCGGTGCACCCAGTAGCGGTCATGATCTCATGCACGCTAGCACCACCTTCGCGGCGGCATAGCTGATAGGTAACGTCTAGGCGGCTTCCAGAACGGTGCAGACGCGCTGGCGACTGCACCACGGTTTCAGACGCGCCAGACGTACCGTAGTCGATACGGTAGCGGTCTGAGTGGCGAAACATGGCATCTATAAGGTTGACCCATGCGGCAAGCTTTTTGACCTCATTAGTCGCGCTACCTTGGCGGAATTCAATTGTGCCACCGTCTAGGTTGCGTAGGTTTATGGCTTGGTATTTGGTACCGTCTGAATGAACCACGCTAACAATTGTTTCAGCGGTGGCATTTTCAAAACGGTCATTATTCGCCAACCGCCCCATGCCACGCGCCCAAGTGCAATTCGTGCGGCTTGGTGGTAAATGCGCGTCAATCACGTCTTGGTGTATCGCATAGCGGCGAATAACGTCTTTAAGTAATGCCAGCGGCATATCATCAACCTCATTTGGTGATGAATAAAACGTGGCATTGTTGCGGTGGCGGCTGGCGCGAAGCGCGGCTTTGCTTTCTTCCCAATAGTCGCCAGCCGTTTGACCCTCAACCGCTTGGCGGCCAATATGGACATGACCACCGCAACCAGAACGGCTAACATTAGCACCAAGGCCGTCTAGGGTATCCAACGCAAGCTTGATATCATGCCAAGCCGGGTTGTCTTCATTCAGCGGCAATAGGAAAGCCGGGAATACAACCTCGGCCATGCCACCATGTTCATGTTCAACCTTTACCCAATCAACGCCAGCGGCGTCTAATGCGTCTTGAACGGCTGAAACACTACAAGGGTAAACGGCTTCATGTTCAAAGCTACCAGTCAATTTTCTATCTTCAGTTATGTAAAGCATTGTTTTTACTCACTTTTTTCTAGTTTTAAGAACGTAGGTTGCCCCTACCCCCTTTAAATAGCGCAATCATTGCATTAACGCAAGAAAATAATATCATTTGTTTTCAGTAACTTATGGGCGTTTTTAATTTTTTTTTTCGAACAATTGTTCGGATTTAATTATCGAACGCAGGCGGGCGTGTGTGTATATGGGGAATTGTTCGGTAGAATATATAAAGTATATGCGATAAAGCCCGATCCCGATCTTTCCCGATCCCGACCAAAAAAAAGCACGGGCGAACCCGTGCTTTTCCCGAACAATTTTTTAACAGAGTCTAGATTGCTTTCTCTCTCTCGTGTACAAAATCATTCACAATCTCTTCGCCTACGATATAAGCGTACATATTCACGAGCTTTTCAGGACAGGACAAATCTGTACCAACTTCTCCAAAATGAAACTCTTCGTAATCCTTGATCGTTTCAATGATTTGAAATACCTTTGAACCCATCCAGTCAATAGCCTTCTGTGTCCCAATGATATAATAGTCTGTGTTGAACGCATGGTGATGCAAATCATCAATGTTTTCACCAATCCATTCTACTTCTTGGTCTTCAATCCAATCTTCAAAGTGTTCTTTGATCTCGTCATATTTGTAATGTTGCATTGTTCTTGCCTCCTATTAATAACAATGTAAGCAATGATTGCGACAATGTAAAGAAAAAAATGCAGCAAATTAAACTTTTTTTTCGGCCAGCTCCTCCGGGCAGCAAAGCGAACAATTGTTCGGAAATAGGCCCGCAGCACGCAGCACAAAAAAAACCCGGGGACGAATCCCCGGGCCTCCCGCTCCCGAACAATTTATGATGTTAGATCCCGATACACTTCCCGCAGAAAGTGAGTGTCCGACTCGAAACTATATCTGTATTCAGAGTCGTATCTGTGAGTCTCTGTTGTCCCGTTCCTGAAGAGCTTCACTACTGTGTCTAGTGTGCCGTCATCTCCGATCCAGATATCTGGTGATACACTACTAAAAAATACTGGGTTACTCATCGCTTTTCCTCCTATTGAAACAACAAATTGTAGTCATGAGAGTAGATAAAGTTTTCAAAACTCTCATCGACAGTTAATTGCCAGTTCTCCCAACTGTTCCGAAAGACTGTGGCCGCATCACCATCCAGATAAAAAGACCATCCAGATTCATATTGTTTTACAGTAATGCCGTGTACGCCATCATCCTGCATTGAATATCCACCAATAACCATTGCTTTACCTTTCTGTTTGTTAAGACACTTATATATATACAAGCAATGATTGCATACGTCAACAACAAAAAGATATTTTTTTTCAGGCAGCCAGCTCCTGCTGCTGGATTCAAAAAGCGAACAATTGTTCGTGTTCAGGCCCGGGACAAAAAAATCCCCAGCAAAGCGCTGGGGAAGTTGAGAGTAAATTGTTCGTGTTATCTACGGACGAGAGCGATCCCAAGCCCGATGGTTAAAGCGAAGATCGTTAGGATACCCGCGTGAATGTAAAAGGCGATGGTGTCAATCGGCTCCACCCCGCTCATCATGCAAACCCCGATAAACCCGATCCCGATGAAGGCGTTCCCCAACTTACGCATTTTCTTCCTCCGACTCTTCAAACCAAAACAAAACTCTTACATGACCCTCATCATCATGTACTACATCCCAATGATGTTCAGGGCAGGTATTTAGCCACTCAAATAATTCTTGTCTGGTCATTTTTTTCTCCTGTGTTAAGCATGTATATATAATAAGCAACCATTGCCCAGGATGTCAACAAGAAAAAAAGATTTTTTTTGTGACCAAAACGTCAATCCACAGAAATGTGATGTTATAGTTAATTAACTTCAAAAGAACAAAAGGTGAAACGATGCGTTACAAACTCACCGCTGTGAATCTCTACGGCAAAACGGAAATGGCGATGGGGCAGCTCTGGCTGCCCCTCCTCCCCGGCTGCCTTCAGAACAATTGTTCGGGTTTATGCGTGCAGCGCCGGAAGTCTGTAGTAAAAATCCCCGGCACGGGATAGCTGCGCCGGGGAAGTTAAGGGAGGAATCTACATATTGTGGCACAGCAGGCCCCGATGTCAATAGATAGCCCCGATCCCAAACAATTGTTAGGGTTGCGGCCCGGCCCGAGGAAAGCTGCCGTCCCGATCCCGAGCAGCACGCTGCACATTCCCGAACAATTTAGGCTGCGAGTCCCCGATCAGAGACATATACAGGCCCCGATGAACCCGAACAACTCCCGATCAGGCCCACAAAAGGCCCCGATCAACGCCCGATCCCCCCGCGCGGGGCAAAACCGAACAATTAACCAACTTTCAGTTATCTTCAGCTATATCTTGTGGTTGATGCTCAATAATGTCTATATCTGGTGTTACATTCACCATGCGAGACTCAGCTAACCTCTTGAACTCATCTAGTTTTTTGGCAATTTCTTCCTTTGAAGACGCTGTAATATCCTCCTTCACAACGTGCTGCTTGTTGATAAGTAGCCCCGATGCCTTCAAACGTAGCTCTTCAGCACGGATTGCTTCGCTGAATCTGCCCTGTTCCCAAGCCTCATCCCGAAGCTTTTTAAGATCCCGAACAGATTTGTCCACGCTGACCCCGAACTTGGCTTGTGCTTCCAAACGCATCTCTTGCAGGCGTTCCGCTACCACTGGGTTACGCAATAGCCGCACTGCTGACACTGAAGCGTTCTTATAACCTGCTTGCCGCGCCGCTTCTGTTGGCGTCATATCTTTATGCAGGTAGTTATTTAAAAAATCCTGTTGTTGCGGTTTTAGCCTACGATGACCAGCTTCACGCTGTTCTTTTGGCAAATCCTCACCGACTTTTGGCATGGTCTAGTCCTCTTCAAATGATGCTACGATGTGAAACACGTTATTATGTTCCTCATCTGGGTAATACAAAACCCCTCGTTTTGTTTCCTTGATACCTGTCTCGTTCCACATATCAACGACCTTTCGCCCTGCACGTTGCTCACGCAAGGCGTCTTCATAACTACGCATTGTTCTGCCCTCATTATCTTTCATATCCATATACGAATGAACTAACGCACATGGGAAACATATTACACGCCCACCCATTTCCATCAGGTTCTGGGTAAAATACTCCTCGCCACAAAACGAACATTTCCCCCTGTGATCGCTCTTGCTCATGGCGCTGAAACTTTCGGTATAGGGGATAGGTTTCCTATACCTATCCCTATATATATATAGGAAACCATAGGCAAGTAGGTAAGTTTGATTGTTTTCAATGCCTTACACCCCACTTTTAACTTGCTTACAGAAGAAATCAGAGCAGGTAAGTAAACCGATTTCGATAATGTTTTCAATGTTTTACAACTTACCTGTAATTTACTTACCTATAGGCAAGTAGGTAACTTGCAAGTAAATATTAACCAAAAATTGGTTAACAGAGTCATTTAAACATACGACTTTTCATCCTCTCTTTATGGATCTGCTGACCTCTTGAGACGACATCGCTTCTGACAGTTTTCACCTTAATCCTGCCCAACCTATCGTATTCTCTCTTAACATCAGGCACTCGCAACGCGGCAACTAACTGATCTCTTGTTGGTACTGGCATCCATCCCTCCTTGCCTCAACCCGAACAATTTTACTACTTCCCGGCTTTTGATGCAGATCAACAACCCAATGGCACTTCATATCCGCTGTAAACAACCGCGTGAAATAATCGCCGTTAGGCAATATCATCAGCTTTTGATCCGATACCACATAGTTATAACGCTCACTGCACTGGCACCCGAGCGCCATATCGGTCAACTTATCGACCTTTTCCTTGATCCGATCAAGCGCAACTTCCTCATCCATAAGCATACGCAACTCTTTCAGACCCCAATACATTCTGTTTGCTTCAGTCATATCAACCTCCTGCAAATTGATGATCACCCCAATCTTTACGATCCTCCTCTTCGTAAAAGCCTTGCTTATATTCAGCAACTTGTTCGGGTGTCATGTCAACCTCTTCCACTTTTTCCCAACGGGCAGGAATAAGCCGCCAGTAATGCGGCTTACACCCTCTACCGTAATAACGATCAGCGGAACCAGAGTCATGCGGATCGTTGTGCATCTTCCTCCTCCTTCTCATCGCGCAGGATAACGGCCATTTCTTCCAACGGCGTCATATCCAGCCCTACGTTCTCAGCGCACCCACGGAAACGCTGTAACCATGCGGCTAATGCAACACCTGCCTGACGCCGCAACTCAGCTTGTGCAACTTCGTTGTCGGGATCAAACGGCTCATAACCGCCACCATCTTTACGCCGCGCCACTGGTGAGATATACGCCGGATATTCTGTCACCTTAATTGACACAACATCGCTCTCAACAGTCTCAGTCCTCGCAACGATCCGCAGACCACTTGCAAGCCGCCGCGCCATCTCAATGCGATACTGACGCGCCGCCTCGTAGTCATCCATGCCATAAAACGCTTCATACGCCTCATGTTCTGGCTGACCTGCAAGCCAATCTACAAATTCTGACGGAACGAACATGTTCGCGCCAGTATTCTGCAAATAATCATCAATGATCCTTTGCTTAGTCTTCTTACTAAAGTTTGCCATTTTTTTGCTCCTTCTTATGACAAAACGAACAATTTTACGGTTTGCCAAGACTGTCCATGCCTAAACGGAACTCACCCCGCCCTACTGCACCTAGACCGCCTTGCCTGATCCTGCCGTAACATGCCTCGCCAGAACTCGATTTACCTTTACCGCCTCAACATGACCCATCGGGACACACTCCGCCGGAACACAACTTGACCGCCTAGACTTGCCACGCCGTAACGCAACTTTCCGGGGCCTACCCCACCAAGACCGCCATGACCCGCCCCGCAGGACCTCGACCAGACTCGCCCTAACATGACTTGACCGCCCTGCCTCAACCGACCGCGCCTAAACGTGCCGTGCCATAACCGCCTTGCCCTGACTTACCTCGACTCGCCCCTCGCCGCCCCGCCAAAACTTAGCCGACCGCACCAGACCGTGCCTCAACCGCCAAGACTTGCCGTGACTTGCCCAGCCGTAACACATACGACCCAAACACAACGCACCGCGACCGCCTAACCGGATCTCTCCAAATCATACCGAACCCCGACCGCCTTGACCTTCCAAAACACACGAAACCCGACCATAACTCAACCGCCTCGACATACCAGTCCTAAACATACATAACCGCGACCATTGACAGGAGGCGACATAGCCGCCCCCAATCTTTTATTTACGCCGCACGGCGTAAGCGTTCTTCTTGGATGAACTGCATCAACTCAGCAGTTTGCTCATCTGCACACTCAGGATTTTCCATAGCCAACTCCTGTACGGCGCGGCCTTCCTGTGTAATATCATCCCAAATTTCCTGATACTCGCCCATGTCTTCTGAACCAGCTACAGAAAATGTGCCATACGAACCGCGACCTTTTTCCTGACGGAAATCACCAATACCGACAATCGTACCAGCGTTTTGTAACAGTGATACAATCGACATTGTGCTTAGTGTCGGGGTGACAAATTTAATGTCAACTTCGGCACACCAGTTTGGCAAATATGCGCGAGTACGAACATCTGGTGTTTTGTTCATATCAGCAGATCGCACAATATCCATCTTCAGGTATGGTTTACCCCAAATCTGGATCTGGCTCTCTGGCAAGAAGATCAGACGCTGTACACTCGTCTTTGTAATGCCACCAGTCTCAAGCGCGGCAGTAGCCATTGCACCTTTAACACCAGCGGCTGGGAAACAAAGATATGTGTCACCATCAGACTTCTTGTAAACACTATCGCGGAACTCCTGCTCTGGATTGTGCTTGATTTCTTTCTTCTGTGCGGCAGTCTTTCTGCCGCCACCCACTAACAGATCGCGCCAAGCTTTGGCACCCATGCTGTTAAAGTACATTGGCGTTTGACCAATCATACGCAGTTTAACACGCCCTTGTTTTAAGGCATGGATTTCCATCGTAGTGGATGTATTTGTAGCTTTTGTAGGCATCGTTTTGCTCCTTCTTACCTCGTTACGCCACATTCGGAAACTTGCGTTCCCAAATCTCTTTTTGACGGCTTGTCCAACCGTAACTATTCATTGCGTTACGCATCACACGCTCCGCTGTTTCAGTCCACACCAAGGCTTGTTGTCTCGCCCAGATCCACGCATACAACTCTTTTGTTAGCGTGGAAATGCTAGGCGCTTGACGATCACCCAAAATGTGACCCAATTCATGCAAGGCACTGACATAGTACCCTGTATTTTTTGTTGGCCTAATGCAGATTAACTTACGCATAGGTTGGGCGTAATATCGTGGTGACGGATCGTCCAACGACTGGTACGTCACCGTGATACCGTTTTCCGCACATAACTGTTGCACATGCAGAGCCATATCAATTCGTTTAATTGTCATCGTCATCATCCTCACGATCTCGTTCAATCCGTGCGTTGATGGCAGATAGTAACAAATGTGTTGCTTCAGCGTTATTCGGCGCACAATCAAAAGACAACTCGACAACGAAGTGAGCCATGACAAGAGCAACATCAAATGGTGTCGCGCCGTCATCAGAAAACTCTTTAGTAGTATCAAGTAGACGATCATAAATTTCATCATATGTAATTTTATCGTCATATTCGTTTGGAATAGCCATTTTTACCTCGTTATTTGTTAAGCATTTATCCTGATATAGCAACTATTGCTAAGTTAGTCAATACCTGTTTTAGAAAAAATATGTGTTTCTTTTTTTTCTACTGTTCCATGCTTGTCCCAATCGGTCATAACGCTCTCTCCAAAAGCATCATCTGGCAGATTTTTATTGGCTTCCTTCCATGCTAATTTTGCCCTCTCTCTGTCCTTCCTGTCGTGATACTCAAGACTTACGGAAACCCTGTTATCAATGTGAACAAACTTGCCTGACATTTATTCCTCGTATAAAATGAAACACATACAATACAAAAAAGATAGTAGAGTATAGTCTGCTTGTAAATAAAAAAATAGGGCAATTATGAAAAGAAAAGATATTCTCGACACGGCCAAAGGCTATGTCACGAAAGATCGCGCATCGCAACATGGTGATATGGAGAACAACTTCAACACCATCGCTATGTACTGGTCTGTGCATCTGAACACACCAGTAACCGCGACTGACGTAGCCGCTATGATGGCACTTCTGAAGATCGCACGGATTAAATCAAATCCTGCACATACGGACAACTGGG